TTTGGAATGGTATACGGTTCAGAGGAAAGTAAAAGAGTTAGTGCCTTGTGATTTTAATCCAAGACAAATCAATGATGCCGATATGAAGAAACTCCGAGAGAGCTTGGAGAAATTCAATTTGGTAGAAATTCCAGTCATTGACCTGGACAATACATTAATAGCAGGACACCAGAGAGTAGCTGCGTTATTCGTGCTGGGGCGTGGTGAGGACAATATCGATGTAAGAATTCCAAACCGAAAACTTACCGAGGAGGAATTCAAAGAATACATGCTCCGAAGTAATATCCATAATGGTGAATTTGATTGGGAAAAAATAGAGGAATTCTTTCAAGATTTAGACCTTGAAGGCATCGGAATGGATATGGGCGATTTTGATGAATTTTTGAAACAGAACGCTGTGCTTCCGCCTGAAGAAGAGGGCGATTTTGACGCTTCACTTCATGAAAAAACGCAAAGTGTAGAGGGGGATTTATTCGAATTAGTTTCTAAAGATAAAAACATAAAGCATAGGTTTTTGTGCGGTAGTTCTACTGATTCAGAGAACTGGGCGAGGTTGCTTGGCGATGACAAACTAAATCTATTACTTACCGACCCTCCGTATAATGTAGACTATCAAGGAGGAACGAAAGACAAACTAAAAATCAAGAATGACAAAATGAGCAATGATAATTTTTATCGTTTCTTGTATGATTTCTTTGTGAATAGTTATGTTTTTTCTCATGCTGGAGCGCCTGCGTATGTGTTTTATTCGGATTCGGAGGCTATCAATTTCAGACAATCTATGCTGGATGCAGGATATAAGATTTCCTCTACTTTGGTCTGGGTAAAAAATTCATTTGTATTAGGAAGGCTGGACTATCATATGCAGCATGAACCTGTTATTTTCTGCGAAGAAACACAGCCTACGGAAATAGAAACACACCGCTCGCTGGTGTATGGCTGGAATGCAGAAGGAGTTCATCCTTGGTATACGGACCGAAAGCAAAGTTCGATTTTAAGGTTTGACAAACCACAGCGAAACGCAGACCATCCTACGATGAAACCTTTGGATTTAATGGGGTATTTGATTAAAAATTCCAGCAGACAGGGGGAAATTGTAGGTGATGGCTTCTTAGGTTCTGGCTCTACCTTGATAGCTTGTGAGCAAAATTGGAGAGCGTGCAGAGGCTTTGAACTGGACACGAGGTTTTCGGATGTTATTGTAAGACGGTGGGTGTCCTATATGAAAGAAAACGGATTGGCTTATGAAGTGTGGAGGAACGGGAAACAGCTTACAGATGCTGAGATAGAACAATTTAATAAAAAGTCAGAGGAATAAACCTCTGATTTTTTTTGTAAAAAAATGAAAAAAAGTTCATAAAATATTTGCATAATAGTATATAAATATATATCTTTGTAGTGTTAAATTGATAAACGATAGTTCTATGAAGTACAGCGCATTTTTTAGAGAAATTAGAAGAAAAGGTTGGTGGTTCTTAAGGCAGGGAAAGGGAAGCCATGAAATTTGGACAAACGGCAAAATAGAAGTAGCCATTCCCAATCACGGAGCGAAAGAATTGTCCAGCGGATTAGAAAAAGCATTAAGAAAACAAATGGGACTGTAAAAAGTCCCATATTAAAAAAATAAAAATATGAAGACAATAAATGTAATAATAGAAAGAGCAAACGATGGAACATTCGGGGCTTATGCTGAAAATGTACCAGGAATCTATGGTGCAGGAGATGATGTAAAAGAAGTAAAACAAAGTATTCTTGACGGAATAGAAACCATGACAGAAATTGGCAACTTTCCTTATAAAGAATACGAAATAAAGTATAAATTTGATACAGAGAGTCTTTTGCAATATTATAAAGGCATCTTGGGAAATCCTGCATTTGAAAAGATTACAGGCATCAATCAGAAATTAATTCATCATTATGCTACAGGATTGAAAAAACCTCGTGAAGCACAACGCAAAAAAATAGAAGAAGGTTTACACGCTTTAGGAAGAGAACTTTTATCAATAGAACTATAAGTATCAATTTAACACATTTACTTTATCTATTGTTGCCCTGCATTTGCAGGGCTTTTTTGTGTCTTTTACAGGGAAAATCCTAAAAATTATCTTTGGAGCATGGAATTGTCAAAATTCAAGAAAGACAGCAGTTTTCAGCGTATAAAGGCGAGTTACCTAGATGAGAGTTCAGTGGAACTGACCGAGCGTGAGGCAGAGAAGAAAAAGCGGATGAGCCACGCATGGTCATTGAGATTGAATAATAAATACTCTACCTATCAAGTAATTCAGATACTAATGAGAGACCACGGGATTTCTCAGGCTTCGGCGTATCGTGAGTATAATATGTCCATGCAGATTTTTGGCGAGCTGGATGCTACTACATTGGCGGCGGAACGGCAGGGGCTGGAAGAGGCTTTCTGGAACGAATACCAGAAGGCTGTAAAGGCTGGTAATGGAGACCTTGCAGTTAAGGCGTTGAAAGAATACAGGGAACTATTTAATTTTGATGAAAACGAAAACCAGATAGACCCTAATAAGATACAGGCGCATGAGTATAACATCAAAATGCCGAGAAGAATTTATAAGATGATGGATAAGGAGTTTGCGTATGGTGTGGTAGATTTTAATAATTTAGAAATCGAGGATGCAGAATTTAGGGAAGTAGAAGAAAACGAAGATGATGATGAATAGAGAGATTAGCAATTTGATAAAACCACAGAAAGAGATTCTGCTCAATCCTATGCAGATGGCAGCAGTTCTGGCGAACCATCGCTATAAAATTCCTTATATCACAATAGAAGCGGCGAGGGGGTCGGGTAAGTCTACTGTATTGGGGTGGTTCTTAAAGGAAGCCGTGAGGCAGATGCCACGCTCTACAGGTGTGATTGTGGGGGAATCTTTTGTGCAGATAAAGACCAGAACCCTACCATCTACCAAGGAGGGACTAGAGATGTTCGGACTATGGGAGGGGTATGATTATGTAGTAGGCAGGAGCGGGGTATCTATGGGTTTCGAGCGACCATTCCAAGCGCCTGACAGCTGGAATAATGTAATTCATTTCAGAAATGGAGCCATTGCGATAATGGTTTCGCTGGACAATCCCAATTCAGGAAGGGGGCTTAACTCCTACTGGATTATAGGAGATGAGGCAGCATTGCTGACTTATGACCGATTATTCAATAATGTTTTGACGACGAATAGAGCCAAGAAGGAAATATTCAAAGGTAAATCTATGCTTCATGCCGAGATATTCGTTTCTTCTGTGGCGATGACCAAGAAGGGGGAATGGTTCACTAATAGGGAGAAAATGGCAATGGAAAACCCAAAAGAGTATACCTTTATCAAAGCATCTTCGAAAGTAAATATCCATAACCTAGAGCCTGGCTGGATAGAGAAGATGAGAAGAGAGGCGCTTTCAAAGACTATGTTTGAAGCTGAGATACTGAACATCCGCCCTGGGAAGATAGCAGATGGTTTCTATGCACAGCTCAGCAAGAAGAATTATTATAAGTATAAATACGATATTGATGCATTGGGGGATTTAACAGAAAACTATGTGCCGAGCAGTAAGTATGACACTGACCTGGTGCGTGGTGTTCCGCTTCAATTCAATTTGGATTTCGGGGGAAGAATTAACTGTGGGACAGTATCGCAGTATCTAGAAAGCCAAGGAGAGATAAGATTCATCAAGGAGTTCTTTGCGAAGAACCCTGATAAACTTTCCGATATGGTTAAGCAGTTCATCGACTACTATAAACACCACCAATCCAGCTGTAATGTAGTGCATCTGTATCACGACCGCTCTGGTTACAAGTCCGAGGCGAACTCCAAGACTACATTGGCAGAAGATGTAGAGAATGCACTCCGTTCGGCTGGCTGGATAGTGATTAACCAGACACCGAACACGAATAATCCCGAGCACATACAGAAGTTCAGATTGATTAACGAAATTCTTTCCGAGCAGAATCCTCGGCTTCCTATTGTTAGGATAAATGAAAATCAGTGTCCGAACTTGATAATATCAATGGAGAATGCACCGCTGACAAGTGATGATGCCTTTAAGAAAGACAAGTCCTCCGAGCGAAGCAGTACAATTCCACAAGAACACGCCACTCACTTTTCGGATACGCTGGATTACTGTTTGTTTTGGCAGTTCAGTTATCTTTTGGATTACGACTACTCCGATTCCTTTATTATTACCAACATTTAGAACCTACAGAGTCTCCTCATTCCGAGGGGATTTTTTTGTTTTTGGCTTTCCAGAATTTCGGGGAAGACCCTTTCATATTTCGGTAAAAAATAAAACTGCAATTGTAGAAAAAACTAAGGCGGCTCGTGGGTTAATTCGCGCACTTTGAGAAAAAAACAAAAAATTCATAGGTTAATAGTTTGATAAACAAATAATTAGTTTCAAAATTTTGAGAAAGAGCCTTGTTTTTTGGTGTTTTTTGGTGTGTCTTTTATACTCTCGGGGTGTTGTTTGATATTTGCGGTATGGAAAAAACGCTGTTTTTGTCTGATGTTCTCACGGAAATGAAAAAAGTAGACGCCCGCAAAAATCCTGTTCCTTTTTCTCTAAAAATTAGGAGTTTTAACCTGCAAAATAAAACGGGGGGAAAATTGATAAGTTACGAGGAGGCGGTTCTGCTTCGTCCTCCTGCGAAAAAAGGGGCGGTAAGGCTGGCGGATGAAACGCCTTTTAAAAATCCTAACCATTGGGAAAATCGCACTAGGAATATCAAACTAAAAAACGGCGAAATAAAGAAAATACATATTATTTTCATCGAGGAATTTAACGGCAAAAAGGTGGTTTTTTAATAAAAAAATAAATAAAAAACTTTTTCTCATAACTAACTCCTCTTTTAAATCCAACGTAAAAACCTTGCTAAAATTATACAAAATCCAATTACAAAAAATTCAATAAATACTAAATATGCTGTAAGTAATGCATTAAAAAAATTTAACCAACCCTTTATAGAATCAGAATAAGACAACCTTATTACTTTCTTTCTTAGATATTCCCAAATAGGTATATTAATTACTCCTGAACATACTAATACAAAAGGACACATTCCCAAAATACTTATCCCTTTATAATTATGTCTATAGGCAATAATTATCCAGGTAACTGAAAATATCCAAGCTAAAATAATTATTAAAATTCTTGTACTAAGTTTTAATTTCAGTAATTTATGATAATATTTTTTTTCTTTTATTAATACAAACTTTTTGTTTCCAAAATGTATAACGAATATAAAAGCAATTATACATAAAAATGCATAAAACAAAAATTTAATATCCATAGTCTTTCCTTAAAATATTTTAAAAGAATTTTTCATATCTATTAGTAGGACTCCATAAAATATATTCATCAACACCTAAGTCTTTCATTGCTTTAACTTGATCTTTAATTTCATTTGGTCCATAACTTATATGTCCTTTTACCCAAGTTGCAGTAAATGCTTGTATCCAAGGTCTTATAATAGCAGGACTATCTATATTATTATTTCTATTTATAGAATCTTTTGTTGATGCATAAATTGTTTTATATGGGTTAGCATCAGGAACAGCAAGTCCATAAACTCCCTTTCCATAATGGCTAGGATACATCATTGGAGATACATAATCCACTTCTGAACTAACAGCTTCCCAAAATTGCCCTAATGCCATATCATCTGATGAACTTCCTACTTGTCCATAAATATCTGCACTTATATACACATCATAAGATTCCAATTCCTCTTTTGCATAATGTAAATATTTTTGAATAGCTTCAGCTTTTGTTAAATTATCTGTATTTCTATAATTTAAGACTTTATCAAGTTTTCCTCCATTAGAAGCTGGGAATCTTACATAGTCAAATTGTATTTCATTAAATCCAGCTTTTGCTGCTTCTTTTGCAACTGTTACATTATATTCCCATAAATTTTTATCATAAGCAGAAACCCATACAAGTCCATCACTATTTGTAAATGCCTTTCCACCATCTTTATATACAATAATTTTATCAGGATTTTCCTTAGCATAAATTGTATCTTTAAAAGATACTATTCTTGCAATAGCATAAATACCATTATCTTTTAATTTTTTTATTACAGGCTCAATATCTTTTATTATAGGATTTTTATTAGCTGATTTTGTATATTTATTTATTTCATCTGACATAGGGAAAGTTAATTCTCCATAATCTCCCTTTACATCAATAACAAAAGCATTGATATTATTCTTTTTAGCAAGTTCTATAAGTTCATCTAGTCTATCTTTAAGAGCAACAGAATGTGCTGAAACGTATAATCCTCTTACTTTAACTCTTTTATTATCTTTATATTCTTTTTTCACTTTTTCTGTGAAATCTAAATTTTTAAATCTTTGATCAACTGCTTCATTTAATGTTGATGATAAATAACCATCTTCTATCCAAGCAACTTTTGTTTTATTTACATCTTTATATGTAATCTTTTTCATAATAATTGTTATATCAATTTCTTTTCCTTGTTTATTTTTAATTTTTTTTGTAATCTTCTTTATGTCATAAACATTTACACGAGTTCCTTTTATTAAAGTTCCAATATTTTCCTTTTTATTTTCATCTGAATAAATTTTAATTTTTTCTGTCACATAATTATAATCTGTTTTTGATTTTTTTTCTTTTGAGTAAGTTTCTTTTGAATAAAAAATTCCTACAAACATAATTGTGATAAGTAGTAATAAATTTTTTGTAAATTTCATTTGTTTAAATCTCCTATACTTTTTTATCTGTGTTTAATATTATATCATTTTTTTCAATAAAAAAGACACTAAAAATATTTTTATATTTAGTGCCTTTCTTCATCAATTAATTTAATTTTTAGTAGTTAACTGCTCTTCTTTTAAATTTAGCCTTATCTGCTCCACAAACAGGACATTTTCCTGGTGCATCATTTCCATAGTGAAGATGTCCACATTCCATACACTCCCAAACTACTTTTTCTTCTGAATGAAAAACTTCTCCATTTTTTATATTAGCTAATAATTTTCTGTATCTTTCTTCATGTTCTTTTTCAATTTTTCCAACCATTTCAAATTGTTTAGCAAGTTTTAAAAATCCTTCTTCTTTTGCTTCTTCTGCAAATTTAGCATACATATCTGTCCATTCATAGTTTTCACCAGCTGCTGCATCTGCAAGATTTGTTAAAGTATCAGGAATAGTATCTCCATGTAATGCTTTAAACCAAAGTTTAGCATGTTCTTTTTCATTATTAGCTGTAATATCAAATAATTCTGCTATTTGTTCATATCCTTCTTCTTTAGCAATTTTAGCATAAAAATTATATTTATTTCTTGCTTGTGATTCTCCAGCAAATGCTGTCATTAAATTCTTTTCTGTTTTACTTCCTTTTAAATCCATATGTATCTTTCTCCTTTTTTCAAAATAAAATTTACTTTTAAAAATATTAATTATAGTTTA